ATTCTGTGCAAATGCTTCACCAGTTGGAAATGCTCCTAAACTTCCAGTATCATTTGTAAATCTAAACAAAGAATCATGTGGATATGGTCTTTTTATATTTGTCTTATTGTTTGTAGGATCATAATAAAATTGGAAAAATATCTTATTATTATAGACGAATGATCTCCTTAAACCACCCTTTTGTGCTGCCTGTGTTATTGTAGAAGATGTTGATCCACCATATTGAGTTCCTATGATAGAATACAACTCTGGATAGTCACGAATTGCTAATGATTTACCATCACAATATAAATGCTGTGGATATGTGTACTCTGGATCATTTCCAGCCATATTAGTATCAACAAATACAGGAAGAATTGATCCGACAGGAGAGTGATTACCACTCTTGTCAGACATATAATTTGCGTATGGACTCCTGTATGATGCCATTTTAATACTTAATTAGAAATTCTTGTACTAGGTATGGTTGAATGTAACCATCTGCTTTGTTTTCTTCATTCACAGTGATTTCTACGGTTGATGTTATAGTGCCAGCAGGAATAAATGCTGGTTTTGTTAATACTTGAAATGTATGTGGATCTTGATTGAAAGGAACCAAGTGTTTGTGTGTACACTCATTTCCAAACTCTTCAATGTCAACTACAACATTATTCAATGCACCATAAACTACATTGTTTGGTTGAGAGTCAAAGGGAACTTGCTCTGCTTCTGTTATTCCAGCATCTGATGTATAGTTAGGAGCTAACTGTCTGTAATCTGAATTACCTGGTTTATTACAACCAACACCACCAATGAAACATTGGTTATCAACCCTACATTGTAGTGTTCCTTGATAAGTTATACTTCCACAACTACCAACAGCAGCAGCAGTGGTTGGAGTTGAACTACCACCCCAAACTGGAAATCCTGGTTGACTTCCCGCAGCACCCATTGGATTTCCTGCGATGTCGGTAGCACTACCACAACCAAATTGCAAGTATCTTCCTGTCCAGTCGCCAGGTGTACCCTGTCCAATAGACCCACCTGGTGCGTAATCTGCTGCACTACCACCACTAGCGTCTACTGTATTCATCAAGTAATCAGGGATATTAACACCACCAGATGACCCAACAAAACCATCTCCACCATACCTCTGCATGACTCTACCAGGTATTAAACATTGACTCTGTTCTGTAAATGTACAACCTGACCAACAACCACCATAATATAATCTCGTTTGTGAACCACCAAAAGCACAACTTGCTTGATAGTTAGGAACAATACCAGCTGCTACTGGAACAGTTGCCCTTGCTTGACATAATGGTTGTCTAGTTTTATTTGCCCACGGTATAATACACAAACTAGATTTAGAATTGTATGAATTTCTACCAAATAATGAGAATTCATTTCCTGATGGTGCTTTTGTTCTAGATCTTTTACCATCATGAAAGTGAGCATGTGGTTGAAATGCTGTTGCTAATACGTCAGTCTCCTCTGTATAGTTACCACTAGACTTAGTAAAACCAGGTTGTCCTGTAATTTCAAGTGTCTGTGATGGTAGGAAAAAATTACCTTGATATTGAATTTCAAATGTTGTGCCAATATTACTATTAACTTCTAATCCTACACCAGCTTTAGTTATTTCTTGATTAGCATCGTTGAACAGATAAGTATCTTGATAATCTCCAAGGTTTGATGAACTAGAAGTTTTAGTGCTTTTTGCACCAAGATCTGGTACTTGAAATTGATTATCAAGTAATGTTGTGTCTGGTTTTTTGTACCTACAATTTATACCTGTACCCAATACAGTTGCAAGTTCTGGAAATACTTCTGCCTGATAAACTGCACCATCACATCTCAAATAACCAGCAGGGAGTGTTTGATAGATAATTGGATCCTCTGGATCTGAGGATGCCAACTGTCTAGACCAATTAATAATTGATCCTGTTAATGTACCAAGTTTTCCTTTTTCTTTTGAGTATAATACTGGCATTAGTATGCTCGGATAATGTACAAAGTGACTAATGATGGTGTGTTAGGATTGATCTGCACACTCAATCCTCTATCTACATCTATTGGTTGTATGTTACCAGTAGTCATATTATTTATCAGTATAGTGTTAGGTAAATTCATTTGTCCTTGAGTCATTGCAATGTCAATGGTGAAATGTTGATGAGATCCCATTGAGGTAGAAGTAAATGCATCACCATTATGACTTAATGTGGTAGGGTATGGAAAATCTCTTCCTATTTGTTCTGGAGTTGTAAAATAATAATCTGCGTTATCTGTGGGAGGAACAACAGCACCAGAACCTCTTCTTGATTCTGGAACTTGATCTGATGAATAATAGTTTCTTCCTCCTAAGTATGTGCCAGGTGGTGGGAATGGTGCTGTAACAGCATCTTGTTGAACTGCCTTAACACATGAGTTGTCATCTAGATATCCTCCACCCTCACCAGTGTAAGCATATTCTGAAACTGTCCGAGGAGTTGTTGGTATACCTGGTATTTTATCAGCAGCATCACCATAATGACGATGAGTATTCATGGTTGGAAGAGACTCTACTTGTGGATCGTATGCAGTCCAACTAATTTGACCAGTTTTAAATCTATCTGCTGAAGATTCATCTGGGGTAAATCCAATTGCAGATCCAGAAAGGTATTCATTATCCTGAGTATCAAATATTCCAGCTTCAAACAAACCTAAGTAAGAACCACCAAGTTCTACTGAAGGATAAAAACTACCTGGTGGTCTTGGATGTGTATGTGCTGCAGTGTGTTCAACACCTAATTTTCTAGGTATGGTTCTAATAGTATCAAAGAAAGCTGGTTCCTCAAAAGATAATCCTTTTATCTTTCCTGCTAATTCTCCTTCTACTGCTACACTAAAGTTTATGTCAATATAAGATAACACATTAGTAGGAGGTTGATTTCCTTCATATCCATTTAAAGATACATATTGTCCTATTATAGATTGCTCAAGAGGACTTAGTAATCCCCCTTCCAAATCTATTAATGCCTGTTGATTTAATGATGGTAAATTAAAAACATCATCGTCGTCATAAAGTGGATACGAATTACTTATACCTATAAATGGTTGACCTGGTTCTGTAAAAGGACCATATAAATTACCTAATATCTGTGCGAGTATTGGATAATCTTTTGCTTTTAACTGTGCACCATTTGCTACTATCCAACCTTTTGGTATAGCATCAGCAGACAATGCTGATTGACTTGTACTACCAGTCCATGGCATGATTGTGCCTATAGGACTGGCTTTCTGTGCTTTTATACGGTTGTAACTTGGCATTTATTATACCTCCATTAACCACCAACCTTGTACGCTAGTTGGGATGCCTATTTGATCATTACTATCAGTTGCACCAAGATATATTAATGCAAATGCTGCGTTAGGAGTCTGAACTACAAGTTCACCAGATGGATATGGAGTTATTCTATCACCAAACAGTGTTCCAACTGTATCACCTTGTATTGCTGTGCCACTAGTCTCAGGAGTTCTAAGAACTAATGTTGTGTCGTACTTCAAGTTACCACCTACATCAATCATTCTTACAACGTCACCTGTTTGTGGTGATGCTGGTAGTGTAACAATTAATGTTTGTGTATTTTGAATATTGACCATGTACACAATATTTGCAATTAATAATAGATCTGCCTCTGGTGATGCTGCTGATATGTATCTTGTATGTCTTGCACCAGTTGATGTGGTGAAGTTTTGTAATCCAAATGCATCAATTGAGCGATCTTTCTTGATAGAATAGTCACTTCCACCATTAACACCTAGATTTCTTATAGAGAATACATCTGTCTCTGTTGGTGATACCTGTGGAGTACCTGTAATTGTCAATGTGTTTTGAGCAGTTACATTACCTAAGTTATCAACAGAGAATGATGGATCACAATTTAAGTTTAATAGAACATTTTCTGGGCAAGATGTTGGATATAGATACATATCCCCTCTTGCTATCACACCAGCATCCCAACTTAGTAGACCTGAGTGATCAGCATGTCCATCATCATTAACAAACGAGAATAGTTTTGTTTGTTTGACACTATCAAAGATAGTGAAGTTACCACCCCCTAATATTAAATCATTTGTGATACTTAAACTACCATTCCTATATGACTTAGCACCATCACCAAGTTGCTCATTCATTAAGGTCGTATGAGTCTTACCATATAGTCTGCCATTAACGTGAGTATAGATGCTCTCACCAGTAGTTGTATTTTCAAACCTCAACCACTGTTTGAAATCTAGTTTTTGTTGAGAAATATATCCTCTCTCTAGAATTACAGAAACATAATCGGTAGGAACTCCTCCTGTTTGTCTCTGTCTAATTTGAACATCAATTACATTAGATTGTGTTTCATGTTTGATGATTCTTCTAACAACATCACCAACATTATGAGTCATTGCAAATGTTCCTTCCTGAGCTCTAAGTGCAACAATAGTGGGAGTTGCACCAGATACAATAGATGTAACTGTCATCATCTCAATTTGACCAGTACTGGTAGAGAATGATGCGAAAGGTGCGACTGCAATTAGATCACCGACTTGGAACTGACCTGATCCCTCACCGAGTGATTGAACTGGTATTTGTAATGTATTTGGACTAGTTCCAGTCGCAGTTGCTGATGCTATGGTTGTATTAGGACCGTTACTCTGTACAGATTGTGGATCTGCGTAGTAACCATATGCAATTATATCATCTACATTAAGATATGTTGGTAAGTTAGCATTTGTAAGAACAAAATTATTAGCACTCCATGCTAAGTTAACGTCAAATCTACCAGCATAAGTTCCAATTGTTGTAGTTCCTGTGCATGAGTCAACATCAAATGTAGGATTGTTATTACCATCATTAACAGTGAATTTCTCATTCCTATCTGCTCTAAATGATAGAGCAGTTACTGTGGAAGATCCAATTAGATTTTTATTTAAGTAGATAGCACCACCAAATACAAAATCAACAGCAGTGTCTTGATCTATTACAAGTGCACTAGAATCTGTTTCAATTAAGATAGTATCTCCTTTCTTGATATCAGCAAGTGTTTTGCCAGCAGATGTAACATTTACATTTGAAATTACTTTCGTTCCAGCAGTTGCATCTCCAGTAAACTGAATAGCACTTAATGTTCCACAACCACCATCCATGTTGAGTGATGAGTTGACTGTTAGAACTGAGCCAGGTATGTTTGGATTACCAATCTGTACCTCACCAGTTACAGAATCAACTATGAATACATCCTCATCTGGATCAGCACAATTAGAAACTCTAAACTTCTGTACTTGCTGTTCTAAAGGAGTAATAACCTTGATATATTCTGGAACTCTTGGTGAATCATTTCTATCAACAATGATATAGTCATTGTTTGTTAGATTACCACCAAACTCTGAAAGATATACTGAATCAGTAGGACTAGTATCGTTGTCAAGTGCTTGCTCTGTCCATGTAGCATCAAACTGTACATTAACTTTGTATATTGGTGTAGTATCTTGATGATTATCTAATACACCACCAAATGCACCGAATGGACGTCTCTTGACCTTGATATAGTATGGTGCTTCGTTGATCCTTGTGAGTTCTGTAATCTGTAGAATCTCAGGATGACCTGTTGCTGATGATCCTGTACCAACGACTGCACTGTCAATTATAATGTAATCGTTAGTTGCAAAATATGGATCACCGTTTGCTGTGACTGGTTCAAATTTAAGTGGTAAATAGAATTCATCACCAGTTAATGCACTTAAGGTAATTGGTTCAACAGTTCCACCAGTATTAACTGAATCCTGATATGATGCTCCACCCCATAGTCCTGCACCAGCAGTATCAACTTGGTTGTATCCTTCTTCGTTTGTTCCTTTAACAAGAACATTCAAGATGTCAACATTCTTATTGAATAATGTCTGAGATATGATACCATCTTCATGTGCAACTATATCTGTTCCTAACTGTGCTCTTCCACCAGTGAATGCGAATGATGCAACACCACCACACATATGAATATCACCATTGAACTTAGCAGATGCAATAACTTCTAATTGGTTATTGATGGTAGTTGTACCACCCTGACCAGCAATGTTAATTTCAGATGCATTAGTTGCAAAGTTGATAGTAGAAGGACCACCAGTATTAGAGAAGAAGTCAATCTGTGATGCTTGTGATTTAAGAGTTGCAATCTCACCAATTCCCTTACGGAATCCTAACCACATATCACCATCAACTCTAAAGTTTCTAGTCTTAACCTTAGTGTATGATAAGTCTTCGTTAGTGTTAAGATAAGCACCACCAATTTCTACCTTAGAAATATTACTTGTTGGTGTATCTGGTGTTACGCCTAACCATATATTACTATGGAGAGAACCACGACCAATATGAATAAACTGATCTGCTACACTATCATTGAATAAGTATGCAGTTGTTACTTCACTACCAAAGTTGACTGTACCAACGAATGTTGAGTCATCTATTAGGTTAAATGTTCCTGTTGTCTGTGATGTTCTGATCTCAGCAATTACACCGTTGTCACCATTGACTTCAATGTCATGCTCAAATCTAGCATCATCAGTGAATCTAGATAGACCATTAACAACAAGTGCTCTATCTAATAGAGTGTTGTTTACATTGATACCAACACGACCACTGTTTGTAGTTGCGATTCTGAATACACTTTGATCGCTAGGATTAGCACTGTCTCCACCAACTAAGAATGCATTGTCAACATCAGTCTTATCACGATCAGCAAAGTTTGTATGCTGTAAGAAGTCAGCAGTTGTTCTACCACTGATGAATGCTGTACCAACAACATCCAAGTTTGCACGAGGATCAGATTCT